TCCGGACGCTGGTAGGCAAGCCTGTCGAGATTGTCGTGCGCGAGCAGAAGCGCACGCGAAGCAATCAGGCCAATCGGTACTACTTTGGCGTCGTCATCAAGATCCTCGCGGATCACCTTGGGTACACGCCAGAGGAGGCCCACGAGGCTGTTGCTTGGCACTTCCTCCAAGTAGCCGATGGCGACGTCAAGCTGCCTCGCCGGCAAAGCACGGCATCTCTCAGCACGGAAGAGTTCTCGGACTACGTGAACCGCGTGAAGCAGTTTGCTGCCGAGGAATTCGGCCTCTACATCCCCGACGCCAACGAAGTTGACTTCTGAGCGATGTTGCAAAATCTTAGCGAGTACGCTAAGCTACGCCGACCAACGGTATGCACATGACGAAGGAGAGCCGAGGCATGCAGACCGCCAACCGCATTCTCAGAATCACCGCAGGCGAGCGCATCTCTGGCGCCGCCTACACCAGGGCCGTTCAACACGCCGAGTTAATCGATCTCGGCGAAGCCATCAAAGCCGTGGCGATCTACGACAGCCTGGGCGAGCCGATCGACGTCGAGATCGACGACATGCCCATCGCGACAGCCATTGAGATCGACATCGAGGCCGTCCGATGACCCGCCTGACCAAAGCCGTCCGCCGCCGAGTTGATCGTGAGAGTGGCCGCCCGCTCGTCGTGTCGGTCTGCCCGAACGGCACGCTCGGCATTCGCGAACACAAGACGCGCCGCGAGCATCTCGTCCCGCTCTCGCGCGTCTACCGGCTGGCCGTTGAGGCGACCGTCGAGGCCGATCGTAGAGCCAAAGCGGCCGAACGCGACCGCAAGCGCATCGAGCAGGGCAAGCCACCTGTCCGCCGTCTCGTTCGCCGAGGGCTGCTGTCATGAGGCGCCGAATCAGAGATCTCCAGCTTGCGAACCAGCGTCCGGACTCGGCCGAAGAGGTTGTCGAGCGTCGGTTGAGACGCGCGGCAGGCGAGCAGGCCGTGAAGGAGCGCCAGGAGAAGTTCCCGGTTCTCACGGCAGAGAACGCTGACGAGGCGATCCGGTTTCAGGAAGCGCGCATTCAGGCACTCATGAAAAGGGGTCGGCAATGAGGCTGAGCGTGCTAAAATACTTGGTGTAGCCGCTAACCGTGCCTTCCATCAGGGACCGGACGTGAAGGGGGGATCGACATGACGAACCAGGAGATGTACGACAGAGTCGCTCGGCACTTGCTGACGCAACAGGCACGCGCTGTTGTCCCGGTGACACCAGGACGGCTCGGCATTGATGGCAACGTCTTGTCGAGCGTGGAATCGTGCCGGTACCGCACTCCAAGCGGGCTGAAGTGCGCGATTGGCTGCCTGATCCCAGACGACAAGTACCAGGAGAGCATGGAGGGCGCCGGCATTGGTTCTCGGCCGGCGATCGCGGCTGCGATCGGTATTCGTGGCGCCGAACAGCTCATGCTCGCCGCGAAACTTCAGGTCATTCACGATTCGTGGCTTGTCGAGTCTTGGGCGGCACGGCTGAAGATGCTGGCGGAAGAGTACAGGCTGGTGCCGTTCGAGGCGGCGTCATGAAGGCCATCCTTGGGCTCCTTGTCGCGCTCTTGCTCTTCCTCGGACTGGCGGCGCAGGCTTGCGGCACGATGCCAGTGCGTCGGCCGTTCATGGATCGCATCAGCCGGATCGCGGGCACGTAGCGATGGCTGTCCGCGTTCTGGTCCACGAGAACCATGGGATGCCCGACCACGGCGCCACCGTGGCGTACCTGTCCGAGCATCAGGCCGACGCCTTCGAGGCGGCTGGCCTGATTCGGTTCTGCGAGAGCTGCACCGACAATCAGCCGGACTCGGTGACCGTGTTCCATCAGGGCTGGAAGGCGGAGACCTGCTGGACCTGCCTGCGGCCGCATCCCGAGGATGAGGCGTGTCCGACGTGTCGGGACGTGGTGCCGGCCGTGCGCGAGGTGCAGTGACCGTCCGTCGACTGAACGCTAACTTTCGCTATTTTCCGAACAAACAGAGTCGATTGCTTTAGCATTCGCGCTCAGGCAGGCTTAGCGCCATGGCTTCCCCTGCCACCGCAGGCTCTGCCTGCCTCGATCCCGATCTGCTCATTCCCGATCCTGACGAGCTGGACCTGCCGAGGAAACAGGACGACCTCCGTTCCTACATGCTGGTCCGCGCGCTCATCCTCGCCAAGCTCCTCGAAAGCCAGCGAGGCGGCCGCGGCCTGGACGTGATGGACCTGGCCAACGCCATGGGCGTCAGCACCAGAACGGTCTGGCGTGACGTCTCGGCACTCCGCCGGGCCGGCGCCGAGATTGACGACTACCAGGACGATCGCAACCGCCGGCGCATCCGTAAGCTGCGCTGGCCGGCGAACTGGCCACCGCCAGAAATCGAGCAACTCCTGCGAGAACGCCGCGAATCCATGCCCTCATCTGTCGCAGTCGAACGCGATACTGACGAGGACGATGATGTCTGAACCCCAGACCGGGCTGACGTACGCGCGCGCCTGGGAATTCGTGCGGACGGCCTGTCAGGCTGACGGCTGCCAGCACGTCATCACGGCCACGACCCTCGAGGGTGCGCACGCCGGGCTGCTCGAGCATCACCAGTTCGCGCACCTCGGCGGTCCGTTCTCGGTCGGGCCGGCCGACTTCAAGACGGCCGCTCGCAAGGTGGGGTTGCCGTGGAAAGCCTCGGCCTAGCCGTGAAAAAACACGGCTTCCTCGACCGGCTCTGGAGCGTCTTAGCGCCCACGCTAAGCCAGGAGGCTCGCGCCGATACCGCTCTGGCGTTCCAGGAGACGCTCAGGGATGCCGAGCGCGTCTCGACCCTCTCACGAGGCGGGTCGGACCGTCGCGCCTTCCTGAAGGGCTTTGTGGGCGGCTTGGCGGGCACGGCCGCGCTGGCGACCTTGGACGTCGACCGGCTGCTCTGGATGCCTGGCGCCAAGACGTGGTTCATCCCGGACAAGATTTGGATCGCCAACCCTGCGCTACTCGACACGCTGAGTCTCGAGCCGCTGACCGGCCGCGATCACATTAGGCACGGCAATCCCTACCTGACGCTCCCGATGATCACGCGGGAAGCGTTACGGATACTCGAAAATAATTTGACCTTCGCGAGGCGCATCAACCGGGAGCATGACCGGCTCTACGTTGAAGGCGCCACGATCGGGGATGTGATCGCCGTCCGCAAGCCGCCACGCTATCGGCTCTACAAGTCCGAGGCCGACTACCCGATGCTGTTTCCCGTCCAGGAGCCTTTTAAGCCGATCTGTCACGTCGAATCCGCGCCTGACATGACGCTGGCGTGCAAGATTGTCCAGGAAGAGCAGGTTGGTTGCGAGGCAGAACTCTCGGACATCGAACGTCGCGCTATTGAGCCAGATCGCCAGAACGCGGTCACGCTTAGCCTAGTCGAGTCGATGGCCAATAAACTCGCCCAGGACGTCGAGCGCAAGGGCTTCAACCGCATCCGGGACATGAGCACCACGATCGGAGGGTTTGTCGCCGAGGCGGCCGTCGCCACGAATCATGTCACCGGCCTCTCGATCCGAGGCATCAGGCACTACGACGTTGCGACCAACTCGATGCGGCTGCGTTTCGACGTGAGGGGAGCGAAGACATGAGGGGACTGGTCGATCCGCTGAAGAAGGTCACGCTCGGCGTCATCATCGGGCTCGTGGCCCTGCCGCTGACTGTCGTAGTTGCCGTGCTTTGGTTGACTATCACGAAGGCGGCGTGGGCTGAACTCGTGAGGGTCTGGGCGCAGTGACCGACCCGGTCGGCGTCGCCATCGTGTTTGCCCTTGTCCTGATCGCCCTGATGTGGCTTGCCCACGAGGAGACCAGACTGCCATGACGACTGCCATGTCGTTGCCCTCGCGCATGACCGCCGAGGAAGCCGTAACGCTCCGGATTCTCAAGACCAGGCGTGACGCCGAAGCCGACGCCGAAGCGAAGGCCAAGGCCGAGCTCCGCCAGGGCGACGAGCACTACCACGCCGAGCGCAAGACGCAGTACCAGACGGTCATCGACCTGATCGGCTCGCGATGAGGCTGCCGCAGGACATCGAACGCGAACTCAAGTCGGTCGAAGCCGCTTTCGATTCGCTCCCTGGCATGAAGGCCGGACCGTCGAGATTGCGCGGTCTCCGTTCAGCCATCGAATCGGCGCTCAAGATACGCTCGGCCGAGAACGAACGCGAGACCATCGAGGACATCCTCGCGCATTGGCACGTTCAAGGCGGCAAAGCCGAATTCGGCCCGCTCGAAGACTGCCAGAACGCCGACGAGCTGGTGTCCGACATCCTCCGCGTCGTTCGCGCCAGCCGTCAGCCGTCAGCCATCAGACGAGATGGAGACATTGGATGAACTATCAGACCGCACGGTCAGCCAAGTCGCTGCCGACGATCTCGCTTGACGAGGGCTCGAAGTTGCTCGACGCCGAGGACTGCGCTGACTGCCTCGATTACTACGCGTGGCCGGAAGTCTACGGTTCGACGTCAGGACCATTCCCAGGCCTCGCCGGACAAGCCATGACCACGTTCACGGTCGAGGCATGGGTGAGTCCAGAGGCTGCGCTGCTGTTCTGTAACGGCCGGGTCATTCGCAAGGTGCCGATGGCCGAGTTCACGCCACTTCGGGCCGGAATGGCGCCGAGCACCAAGCCGATTGGCGAGGCTTCGCGCGGACGCTAATCTGGTCTCATGGCCGACAACTCCGCCCAGAACGCCGACTTGCCTGGCGAAGGCAAAACGGCCGCGCCGGTCAAATCAAGACAGTCTACGCGCGCGCGCGTGAAGCGCCCGCAGATGCGCAAGGTCAAGGCGCAGACGGTGTTTCTGCGTGAGCTCGCGCGGTTGGGCGTCGTATTGAAGGCCGCGCAGGCTGCCAAGGTCGGTCGCCAGACGGTCTACGGCTGGCTGGTTGAGGACAAGCGGTTCAAGGAGTTGTACGAGCAAGCCCTTGAGGACGCGGTCGATGCGTTGGAGTCAGAGGCGCGCCGGCGGGCGGAAGAGGGCGTGATCAAGCCGGTGTTTCAGGGCGGCAAGCAGGTTGGATCGATTCGGGAGTATTCGGACGCGCTGATGATCACGTTGCTCAAGGGCCGGCGCCCGGACGTGTTCAAGGAACGCGTGGATCTGGACGGCAAGATCAAGACGGGCAAGCTGATTGACCCCAAGACCTCGACCGATGACGAGCTTGACGCGCGCATCGAGACAGCGATCCAGGCGCGAGTCGCTGCCAGGGTGAAGGCGCTTACCGAATCGAAATGAATCCAGACGTGCAGCTTGCGCTCGACCTGGCCGAACAGGACCGGCGCCGAGGCTACAAGTTCAACCGCTACTTCCCCGATTGCCAGCCGACGTGTCGCAAGAACTCGCCGGACCCGGCCCACCATGCCGGGTTCTGCCGGGCGCTGTACGTCAAGCACATGGCGTTCGTGGCGGCGGCGCGCGCCTACCGCGAGCGCATGTTCATGGCGGCCAATCGTATCGGCAAGACGGACGTCGCGGCCTACGAGGTCACGGCGCACCTGACTGGGCTGTATCCCTCGTGGTGGGAAGGCATGGGCGGGATCAAGTTCGACCGGCCCAACCATTGGTGGGCGGCCGGCGATACGATGCTCTCGACCCGCGACATTCTCCAGGTCGCGCTTCTCGGCCGGATCGAGGGGCTGGAAGTGCGTGAGTTCACCGGCATGGTTCACGGCCATCTCATCGAGGACTTCACGCGCCGAAGCGGTAGCGTCTCGGACTGCGTTGACCAGATCTACGTGCGCCACGTCACCGGCGGTGCGTCAACGTTGCAATTCAAGTCGTACGACCAGGGCCGGCGGCTGTTCCAGGGCACGGCGCAGGATGGGATCTGGCTCGACGAAGAGCCGTCCGAGGACGTGTATGCCGAGTGCCTGCTCAGGACCATGACCACGAAGGGCCTAATTCTCGCGACATTGACGCCGCTCCAGGGCATGACGGCGTTCATCCAGTCGTGGATTGACTCGGCCGTGATGCCGGACACGGAAGGCGACGTGAAGCCGGCGACTGAGCTCATGGGCGAGGCGCGCTAATGGCCAGGTTTCTGATTGGCGCCACCTGGGACGACGCGCCTCATCTGAGCCAGCAGGACAAGGACGACCTCTGGGCCTCGATTCCGCAGTATCAGCGGGACGCGCGCGCCAAGGGCATTCCGCAGCTCGGCTCGGGCGCCATCTACCCATTCCCGGAGTCTGGTATCAGGATCGACGACTTCCTGCTGCCCAAGCATTTCCCTCGAGCGTTCGGTCTCGACTGCGCGCTGGCCGGCACGACGGCGGCCGCGTGGGGCGCCCTCGATCGCGAGAGCCAGACGCTTTACGTTTACTCGGTCTACAAGCGCCAGCAGGCCGAAACGGCGGTCCACGCCGAGGCCATCAAGGGCCGCGGATTGTGGGTGCCTGGCGTCGGCGACGCCGCCGACATCATCGACCACGACCGGACGCAGTTCCTGACGAAGTATCGCCAGCACGGCATCGACATTCAGCTTCCCGACAAGCAGGTCGAGACGGGGATTCAGGACGTCTACGACCTCATGAGCGCCGGCCGGTTCAAGGTGTTCGCGAGCTGCGTGGCGTTCTTTGAGGAGTTTCGCATCTACCAGCGCGACGAGAAGGGCCGGGTCGTCAAAAAGAACGACCACATCATGGACGCCGTTCGCTATCTCGTGCGCTCCGGGATGAGTCGCGCCAAGCTCGAACCGCAGGCGCCAACGGTCGACGAGGCTCGCAAGCGCGAGCGGTTGTTGATTTACGAGCGCGGCGGCGGGGCGGGCGACGGCAATCTCGGTTGGATGAGGTGATCGCTCGTCAAGCCTCGTCCTGATCTGTCATAGGCCCGCGACATAGTCCGGGACGTGACGCCAGAAAGCCTTGCCTGTCAGTTGAACGGTCGTGAGTATCGCGACGAGATAACGCCGGCCGAGGAGAAAGCCGCCAAGGCGGCCGGACTCGTGGTGGTGTTTGGCGCCTCTGACGATCTCGCGGAACTTCGCGGGGCTGTGTGTGACGAATTTGGCGCCTACGACGGCGGCTCGTTCCTGATTGACGAGCGCGGGGCTCTACCGAGCGAACGTGACGACGACTGGGAAGACGATGACCTGCTCGACTACCTTACACGAAAGAAACAAGCCTCCAAGGTCGTGGCGTTGTGGTGCGCCGGGCCGGATTACTCCTGGACGTTCAAGACGAAGATCCCGCACGCCACATTCGACGTGCTCGAAGATGGCGAGAAGTATTGCCGAGGGATTGTGTTTCGCCTAGCAGACGCTGGTAGCGCTGGCCGTGCCTGACCGCCGTTCGTTCCTTCGTCAACTGGCGCTCGGTGCCGCCAGCGTGGCCGCCGCGCTGGGCCTGACACGGCCAATCAAGTCGTCCCCATTCAAAGCGCAAGCGTCTGACGGCTTCATCTACATCCCGGCTCCTGAGCATCACGGCCGCAGGTTCGATTTAACGAATCACGGCCATACGGACGTGGACGTCAAGGTGCAAGACGGCCTAATGTTCGTGCTTCCCGGCCAAGCAGCCGTTCGATTCGAGACCAATCCGACGATCTCTCCGCCGATGTGGATTCTGACGCCGCTCGACGAAGGCCTCGGACGAATCAGGGTGATCGGCGTTGCTTGATCGCCGCGGATTCCTCACGCGTCTCGCGCTCGGCCTCGTCGGCACCGCAGCGGCCGCCACGGTCGATCTTGACAAGCTCCTGTGGGAACCGGGACGCAAGACCTACTTCCTGCCGCCGGAGAAGCCTACGTCGTGGTTGTTCGAAGGCTACGGTGCGCCAGGTCAGCCTATTCCAGGCCTCGGCTGCGTGTCGCCCGGCACGATGGTCAATCTCGCTGACCCAGAGACCGGCATCTCGATCAGGTTTGCCAAGGAGTGGCACGCGAAGTTTGACCGACTCCCAGCCCGGATCGACGTGCTCTACGCAGCATCGCCGTCTGGCTTGGTGACGCTCATCAATGCACGAGAAAAAGACATCCTGAAACGCTTGGCCGTCATCGACGGCGTGGAGGCTTAGATGTTCAAGAAGCTCCTGTTTGTGTCTGCGGTTGCTTCCGCGCTCATCGGCGCGCTCTCGTCAGCCTGTCCGGCCTATGCGCAGCACATGGTCGTACCCGATCTGTGCCCGAACGCCTCCGGGGCGGACCTCGTCCCGGCCGGGCAGACGGTGACGCTCTCGGGCTCGGTCTCGCGCGGCTGCTATCGCGTCAACGGGACGGTGCTGCTCGCCGATGGCGTGACGCTTCGGGCGCAGACGATCTTCGTCGCACCGGGCGGAACGCTCCGCGCCGCGAACGACCCGGCGTCCGGCGTCATCGAGGTCGGCGGCCAAGCGCCGACAGACGTTGAGCAGTACGAGGGCGGGCTGATCTGCAAAGGGACGTGCGTCATTCACGGTATGGTGGTCACGCCGACCTTCTCGCGGCTGAAGACCGAACTCCAGGCCGGCGCCACCAGCGTCCCGCTCTCGGACAGCGTCACCAACTGGACTGGATCGCTGGTCATTCCGGTGGCATCGGTCAGTAACCCGAGCGACGTGCGGCCGATTGCCAGCGCCAGCGGGTCGGTCGTCACGCTGTCGTCGGCGCTGACGCAGCCCAGGTTGGGCGCGCGGAACATCGCTGGTGCGCTTCAGTTCTTGCCGCATGCGGCGCCGCTCGGCCGGTCGTTCGTCATTCGATCCGCCGGGCCAAGTCGCGGCCATGTGCTCTGCAACGACCGCGCCTACTGCGACTTCCAGTACGTCAGGTTCGAACGGCTCGGCCGCACGACGACGGCCCCAATAGTCAACGGCAATATGAACGACCAGACGCAGGGCAGTAATCAGATCGGGCGCTATCCGCTCCACATGCATCATCTGCCCGGCCCGGACTCTCCCGTGGCAGGCGGACAGTTCCGGCTCATCGGCAACGTGATCGAGGATGCGCCAAAGGGTGGGATCGTCGTCCACAACTCACACTTCGGCGTGATTCAGGACAACGTGGTCTTCAACGTGGCTGGCGCCGGGATCGTCACCGAGGACGGCTCAGAAACCGGCAATCGCTTCGAGCACAACTTCGTGGTCCGCGTGGACGGCCCGGACACCACGGAACGCGGCGACAACCGTCCCATCAACGAAGCCTGGCATGACGATGCCTGCTACTGGTGGCGCGGCCCGAACAACGTCTCGCGGAACAATGTCGCCGCCAACTGCGCGGCCTGGGGTGTCGAGTACATCATTTTGGGCAACGGCGGCGTTGGCGGCTTGCTGATCGTCCCGATCCCGAGCGGCCCTGGCCAGGAACCCTCCACCCTGACGGACATGAGCGCGGTCCCGCTGCGCGAGGACAGCGGGATGGAAATCTACCTCAGCACGAGTGGCCTGACGGTCTGGGACATGGGGGGTAAGTGCTGCGCGGCCGTGTACGAACTTCCCGTCTCGACGTTTGCTGGAATGCGGATCTGGGGCGGCGTCTCGCCCGCCTTCTACGGCTACGGCTCGAACCGGCTCACGTTCGACGGCGTGACGATGCTGATGGACGCATCGGTCTTGGCCGATGGCGGCAACAACGCCAAAGCCTTCTACTTCGGCGACTACATCACGCGGAACACGATCATCCGGAACTCGACCGTCGAAGGCTACCGGGTCGGGCTCTATGCGCCTCTCAAGACGGGCGACACGCGTGACATCTACGGCTCGGCCCCAGGCACGACGCTGGTCGAGAACAGCACGCTCCGCAATTACTGGAACGTCCTGGCCGAGACGCAGTACGGCGTGAGCGGCGGCGGCACGGCGATCGCCCCGCGCCTCGTCACGCTCAGGAACGTCACGTTTGGCCGCGTGCCAGGCGGCGACAATTCTCCCTTCGGGCCGCAGGCCGATGTCTGGCATCGGTTCAACCCGAACTGGGGCGCCAACCCGAACATCATCGTTTCCGATCGGGTGATCGTGGAGCAGCCCACCGGCACGTATGAAGTGTTCGCGCTCGAGCAGGCCCCGTCATTCATAATCCCGGACACGGCGCTCACGACGGCGGTCGCCGGCCAGACCAATCAGCAGGCGTGGGCCTCGCGGCAGATCGCCATTCACGGCGCGGTGTCCCCGTGCTCGACGCAGGTGCCGCACATCATCGGATTTGCGTGCGGCAACGTCAGCCAACCTCCTCCGCCTCCTCCACCGCCTCCTCCGCCGCCTCCTCCGCCGTCTCAGCAGCCGTCCACGGACGACTACTCAGCGCTCCCGGTTTGCACGACAGTCGGGAAGTCCATCGCCTTCGGAGGCTCGACCTGGACGGTTTCGGCCTCGCCGCAGTTCAAGCTCCAACGCGACGGCCAGTGGGTGGGATCGGGACGCGGGTTCGACTTCGTCGTGTCCGGCGGCCGGTTGTTCGTTGTGGCGATCAACGGCGGCATTTACGAGAACACCGGCGACACCTGGCAGAACGTCGGCGTGATCGCGATGGGCTGCCGGCTGCCGACGAGCCCGGACAAGACGGTCCTCCAGCAGAACGACTACATCGTAGACCTGCAGGGCGGTGTCTGGGTTACGACGTGCAGCTACACGATCTTTGCGAGCTTTTGCCCGGACTTCGCCGGGTTCACGATCGAGCCGGCCATCGTGTTGCGGAATTACAACCGCTTCCCGTCGCCTGGTATTCGGTCGGTGCCCGAGCCGAACAACGCGCCGTGGAACCTGAAGTGGTGCGGCGGCGAGATGTTCATCCACACCTACGCCGACCCGAACAACCCGAGCGTCCCGACGCCGTACGCCCGCTGGCAGGGCTTGTCGAATCCGACGACGTTGCTCCCGGCCACGGTGAACGACTGCGGCGGGTCGTCGCCGCCCCCGACCCAACCGGATGCCGATGGGGATGGCGTCCCGGACGGATCGGATCAGTGCCCGGCGGTTCCCGGGCCTGCGTCGAACTTAGGCTGTCCGGTGACCCAGCCGCCCTCAACTGGGCAGGCCGTCGTGACTTTCCTCGGGCGGACGCCGCGCAACGTCGTCGGCACGGCCCGGACCCTAGGCGCATCTGGCGCGAACGACTGGGGCATGACGGTCACGCTACCGGCGTCGGCGTCGATCACGGGTATCCGCGTCACAAAGAACGGCGCTGGCGATGCCTGGGACACCGCGCCCGGCCCGGCCTGGGTAGCTGGCGTCAGCCTGTCCGAGACGGGACCGCTCGTGAATGCCGGCGATGGCTCGGTGAACGTCACGGCCGCAACCGTCGTGGTGTTCGTTGAGGACGGCGGGACCGATCGGTTCACGACTGGGTCCACGTTCACGATCACGATCACACGCACGGGCGGCGTCTCGCAGGGCAGCTTCACGGTCGGCTCAGCTCCACCTCCGCCTCCACCTCCGCCGGTCGATTGTGTCGTCTCGGCCTGGAGCCAGTGGTCGAACTGGACCCTGATTGACCCGAATACCGAGCAGCGGACGAGGACGCGGACGGTCGTGACCCAGCCTGCCAACGGCGGCGCCGGTTGCCCGGCCCTCGTCGAGACGGAGACGCGGCCGTTCCTGCCGCCACCTCCACCGCCGCCTCCACCTTCGGCATTGCCGCCAAACGTCACGTTGTCGACCTGCACGTATGCGCTCGATGCGCCTCCGCCAGATTCGTCTGGAGGATGGACCGCAGGATTCCGGCGCGACAACAACGTGAACTTGGGGAGCGATAGTTCTGGACCGACTTACACGCGCAACGCGACCGTGTCGCCCGGCCTGCATACGTTTTACGTCGTCTGGACGAAGCCGGGACAAGCGAGCGTGACAAGCGTTATCGCAACACGGACCTGCGGAGGCCAGTGAACATCGCGCGCGCTTGGTTGACCGGCATTGGCGTACTTCTAACCGGAGCCAGCGCCTTGTGCGCATTTGTCGTTGGCGTGTTCCTGGCGCCAATCGTTCTCGGGGCCATTCAAGGCTGGAAAGCGGCCGTCTATGTCTGGGAAGACTTGATATGAGCGACCTGAAGTACGACTACATCGTGCCCTCGGAGGCGATGAAGCGCGCCGGCATCAGCGTCAAGTACGCGCTGCACGGCAAGGTCCAGAAGGGCGACGAGTTCACTATTCCAGGGCACTTCCGGCCGCGAACTTGGCGTGAACGGCTCTGGTTCATACTTGGCTCGCCGAAACATCGCGTGCGGCCGCTTCGCGTGTTCACGGTCGTCCAGATCGCCAATCGGTACGTCAAGGCCAGCTACGAGAGGTAGGGCAATGAAGCGCAAGATCGACCGCGAACTCAGAACGTCAGCGCGCTTGGCCGCACGCGTCATTGCGCCCATGCGCGAGTTGGTCTACAACGACCCGTTCTACCGGCTCATGCGTGCGCTAGACAGTGCGTCGAAAGCCGATGGTCTCGATACGTCCACGCAGGCTTACCTGCTCACGATTCGTGCGGAACTAAGGGCGTCGCGTGACACGATGGGCGCCGGATTCAGCGGCTACCGCAACAAGCTCGAAAGTCTCGCGACCATCCTCGGCGTGAAGTAGGTGTACGACAACATGCCAACCCCACCGTTCGACGTGTTCACCGATGGACTACTGGACGACTTCTTCCGGCGAGTGGGGAAGCCGGCGCCGGCACTCTCGCCCGAGAAGGCCGAGATCGCAGCCAAACTCCGCGAGTGCCAGGCCCT